GCACTCATATCGTACCAGATTGTACTCGCTTTAGGGTATGAAGTCATATTGTCGATTTCTGTGTGTAACCTTAAATTATCCGTGTAAATCGAATCAGCTTCTTTATTGACTATTTTGTATTTACCACTGGTCGCAACCCAGTTTAATGCGTCAGTTACCAACGTAAAACGTGTTTGACCGACTCTATCGGGTAAACCGTTTATTGTCTTTATTAAATCAGCATCTGAAGCGCTTGGGGATGTATAAAATAATGGTCTTGCGTTAGCTAAATTTGAGTACCCTTGTATATAACTATCTGTTACAAATACAACTCCGTCACCTGGTGCTATTGATGAGAACCAAGTTAATCCTTCATAACCATTTGTAACATCTGGCGATGAAGCCATCTCAATGTTACCTCTTTTAATCGTTTTGTTTTTTTTAGTACCAGTATTTACTGCTGTTGGTCTAGGCATTTCTATATTTTTATATATAAATATACCTTATTTCACCATAGTTTTAAAATCATAAATGTTTTTTGGTAGTGATCTAAGGTGCTCAAAACCATAGAAAGCGCTCATACTTGAATTCTGTCTTATCTCTGGACTAGAAATTAATGATTTTGAATGGAAGCTGTTTATGATATATGGTGTTCCATACCCACAAACGATATACTCCAGTTTACTCACCTTACAAATAAAAATAGCCTTTTTGTACATTTTATAGTAGAAGAGCGGGAACTCACCATAATTAAATACCACAATATCAAAGTGAGGCCCAACGGTCTCCCTTAGTTGGGTTACTGGGTCTTTATCAAAATTCGAATAATTAATAAACGGGAAGTTAACAACTCTAGATATTGCCGTTACAGCGCAAAGATTTGTAAACATTCGCTCATACTTTTCTTTTTTAATTAAGCTAGGTGGCCTATTTTTTTGGTCACGCTCGAATATTTTTTTCATATAAAGGACACAATTATGTATCTCTTTCTCATTTAACGACACATGAGTAAATCGTGTTTTGTGCGGTTCAAATGAATTGTTAAAGGTTAAAATCGCCATATCTTTGACAAAAATAATAAAAAGTTTGCCCCAAAACAAATAATTTACTATTTTTGTCAAATGAAAAGTAGATATACAGAAGAACAGTTAAAATTTATTGAGTTCAGTGGGCCAGAGTCCATAATATTGTCAGCCACCGCTGGTAGTGGTAAAACACACTCTACCGTTGGTAGGTTAAATCATCTTTTGGATAATGGTGTTGATCCGAGTAAAATAATCTTTTTCTCATTTACAAATGATGCTGTTAATGAATTAAAAAGTAGAATTGATAGGGATGTTAAAATTACAACAATACATAGCTTCACAACCTCCGTTTTAGGTAAGCTAGGTAAATTTAAACAAATAGTAACTTTTTATGATTTCATTAATTGGTATCGTGAAAAGAAAAAACCGTCATTTAAAGACCCGCAAAAAATACGTGAAGAATATTATAAAACAATTGAAAGATTTTATGAGGAGGGGGCTAATATCGCAGCAACTTTCTCTGCATATAAATTACAGTTTCACGATGGGCTTAAGTCACCTAGACCTAATTTCTACGATCATTACGTAGCGTTTTTAAAGGAAACTAATAGTCGTGATTTTTCTGATATGTTGATTGACACCGAAAAGTTGACTAAAGATCCACAACATTACCAATTCTTCAACGGTATGTATGATTATATCTTTATTGATGAATATCAAGATACGTCCACTTTACAAATGAAAATATTGTCGGCAATAAATGCGAAACAATATTATCTTATCGGTGACAAAAACCAATCAATATATGGGTTTTCTGGGGCTAATTGTGAAAAAATTGAGGGTTTGCTAAAGAATAAAAAAACCGTTATCGAGTTAACTTTAACTAAAAATTTTAGATCACATAAAAAAATTGTTGAGAACGCTAATAAGTTTAGTTCGTTAAGGGCCATACCAGAATCTGAAAATGAGGGTTTTGTTGATAATAAGTTCATAACCAAAAAGACACTATATGCTATGATGCAAGACGGAAAACCACTAACGGTTTTGGTTAGAACAAATAATGTAATTAAAGAGATAGAGAAGCAGGGTTTAAAAAAACAAATACCGATGAGGTATTTTAACTACATAACAAAAACAGACTTAGAGAATATCAAGAAATCTTCGATCTCAGAGCCTTTAAAGAAAAAACTTAATGAAGTATTGCCCTACTATTTAAATGTCCAGGAATTGGTTGGATTCATCGAAAATAACCAACATCTAGATGTGTTTGTCACCTCAATCCATAAAAGTAAGGGTAGAGAATTTCCTAGATGTGTTGTCGTTAACTCTGCCGACCCACAATTACTAGCAAAAGAAGGTGGTTATATGTACGATTTTAGTGAATTTTCTTTTATAACTGAAGATGGTGAAATCGATGAAGAAGGCCGCAACATACATTATGTCGCTGTTACTAGACCAAAGGAAGAACTATACTTTATGATATACGATGAATTTTAAAAATAAAAGCCACCTTATGGGTGGCTTTTTTAATATATAGAGTTTAAAACTTTACTATTTAATATATATTGGTTTTGGTATTATTACGACTTAATCATAAAAAATATCATACCAGACTAATTTTTGTTTCATCTAAAGTTATCTACCTTGTCCTCTATACGGTTTTTTGTAGTTTTTACTTCTCTTGTTTTTGCTTTGTTTGGTTTTGGCTATGATACCCTTTCTGGTAACCTTACCTCTGCTTTTGTGCATTTTAACATTTGAAGTTCCCGTGCTTTTTTTTGCTGCCATTGTTACTTAAATTAGTGGTTGATTAATTTTTTCATACGAGTGATTGTTTCATATATAGCCCCAGATTCAAAATCGTCATACGTCTTCATAGCGTGTTTGCCGTCTTCTTCATCCTCATGCTTACTTATCATCTCCTCGTAATCTATTTCTGGATTATAAATATCATCAGTGTAGTCATTATCCGTGGTCTCATTATACATATCCGATTCTTTTAGGTTATCATTAACCTCTTCTTCGGAACCTTCCATTGGTTCGATCACATATTTATCCACGTCTGACGACTGATTGATATCACTCATTAATGCTGCTTTCATGTTAGGTGTTAACTGAGAATAAATTTCTTCACCATATCTTTCAAGTATATTATTTTCTTCTCGCATATCAAAAACCTCGCCAGAGGCCATGAAAGCTAAAACTTCACCTAACTTAATATTTCTCCAAGCCTTCTTAGCAGCAGCTGCTTTATCACCGTTTGATCCCTTTAGCGCCTTAATATATGCGTTAGTATCAACAACTAATAATAGGTTGTTATTCGCTTGTACGTTAACCTGTTTTTCACTCTTAGGTTTATCACTAGCGATATACGAATTTAAATTTCTTCTAAAAGCGATATGTCTCACAGTACCATCCGCTTTAACGAACGCAACACTGGAAGTTATGTTTCTTTTATAGTTATCTTTTACTTTATCGGGTAATGTATCAAATGTTAACATAAGTTTTCTTTCTTATAAATATCTTGATTATTAGAAAAAAATTATTATGATTAAGAATATAAAAATTTAATATCATGATTTTTTATTACAGAAAAACAGACTCTAAACGTGAACCAGTATCAAAAACAACAAAACATAATAACAGGCTTGACGCTGCGAAATACTTCGCTCAACTAAAAAACTTAAGTCTAAAGGATTTTTTAAGACTATTTACTGTAGAGAGGGTAAAATAAAAACGCTTAAAATTAAATAGTTATGTTATTAAAAGTAGGATCTACTGGGGAAGACGTTAAAAAATTACAGCGCTTCTTAGGAATAAAAGATGACGGTAAATTTGGTTCTGGGACCGAAAAAAAGGTTAAGGCTTGGCAAAAAGCTAACGGTCTTTTGGATGATGGTGTTGTTGGTGATAATACGTGGAATAAAATGTTTCCTAAACCAACAATAGTCACTCAAGTCGATTTATCCGATACAAATCTTAATTTAGTTAAATTAAAGGGTCAAATACCCGATAATGTTTTGGCACAAATACCAGATACAGCTAAAAAATTTAATATAACAACAAACTTAAGGTTGGCTCATTTCTTATCCCAGTGTGCCCATGAATCGGGTAATTTTAAATGGGTGGTTGAGTTCGCATCTGGTAAAGCGTATGAGGGTAGAAAGGATTTGGGTAATACTGAACCTGGTGACGGGGTTAGATTTAAAGGGCGTGGCTATATCCAGTTGACTGGTAGAGCTAACTATACGAGATTCTCCGCCTTTTGTGGCGAGGATTGTGTTAGTAACCCAGATTTAGTTGCTACTAAATACCCGATGATGTCAGCTGCTTACTTCTTTAATAGTGTAAGACTTTGGCCTATATGTGATAAAGGGGCAGATGTAAACACAATAACTGCTGTTACTAGAAAAGTTAACGGTGGTACTAACGGATTAAACGATAGAATCCAGTACTTTAATAAATTTTATAAACTTTTAAATTCTTAAAAACTATGTATGAACCATTTATTGGGCAAATCCAACAGTTTGGATTCCCGTTCGCACCGAAAGGCTGGGCACTTTGCCACGGTCAAATCTTACAAATTCAACAATATACCCCATTATTTGCTCTAATTGGCACTGCTTTTGGTGGCGATGGTATTAGAACATTTGCGTTACCAGATCTAAGACCTAGAGATGAGCAAGGTAATTTAGTACAATTATGGGTTGGTGGTATGTATGATGGTAAACCTTATATGGAAACGTGTATTGCGTTAGAAGGGGTTTTCCCATCAAGAGATTAATAAATAAGAAAAAAAAATAAAATATTATGTATACAAGACAACAAATTGAGGCTGCTGTTAAAGCAAAAAAATATGCTTGGTTTGCGGACGAAGCGAACAAAGGATATGATGTAAATATTGTTGGTGTTAGAAACAACGCACCATCGGTTGCTGATAAAGTAACAAACGTTTTTGATGACCACATCACTATTTCATACAAAGATGAGAATGGTGTGGAACAATTCTTTTGTTGGAGTGCGACAACAGATCCAGGTAAAAAAGGTGTTCAGCAATTCTCGAATAAAAAAGGTGTTGCTAGATTAGTACCTAACCAATACAGAGGCGTTTGGGCTATTGATAAACACCAAGGTAAATACACAGCGCTTTGCCAGAGAAATGGTAATGTGACTGTTTACAGAGACGCTGATAAAAATTTAGTTTTTGATGAGTCAAAATTAGATACTGGTATGTTTGGTATTAATATCCACAAAGCTGGACAAGACTCAACTTGGGTTGAAAACTGGTCGGAGGGTTGCCAAGTTTTTAAAAGAGTTAAAGATTTCGATCAATTTATGAAAATTTGCCAACAGGCCAGAAAAATATGGGGTAATAAATTTTCATACACATTGTTAGAATCTACGGACATTGTATAATAAGTTAAATTAAAATTAAATTAAAATGATTTTTATTAAAATTGTAAATAACAAAGCAGCTGTAACAACTGAAACCGATTCACTGATGCTGCCAGAAGGTAAATATATCTCAGCTGTATGTGTTGATAACGAAATAAGGTTTTATGGTGGTGAGACTGAAGATGATGTCTTAAATACTGGTAAAACTTTAAACCCAGAAATCGAAACTTTAGCACAGGCAAAATCAACAATAGATTCAATGGGTTGTAGATTCTATAACGGTGTCTTAACAACCAATTAACATGGGTTTTAATAAAAGAATCCTACCCGATGTTAGTATCCTTAAAAAAAGATTAGAAGAACTCGGGGTTGATGAATTCTTAAAAATATATTACTACAACCCAGATTGTCTAATGGGTAGTGAAGAGTCAATGAATTTCGTAAAATCTATATTAGCAAGTAAATAATTTTGATTGGAATCAAACTATTTATTTGAAAAAATAAATCAAATGAACAGAGCCGCACTAGACTATCTAAAAAATTTACAACAGGTGATATCCAATTTAGCTGAAGAGCAAGAATATAAATTAAGCGATGTCGGTTGTGAGAATTTCATTGATGATGTTAATGAAAATGTTTTATCTAAATTAGATGATATTATTTATGAAATTGAAACAATAATGGGTGATGTTGAAGAGGGTTATTATACTAATAACGACTTTAACGATAATGAAGATGAAGATAATTTTGATAATTTTTAAAAAAAAATCGTAAAAAGTTTGTTTTTTAGAAAACTTTGCTTAATTTTGTACTAATTATATAACAATAAGATAAAAATGAAAAATATGAACCTACATATCCGAGTGAGTAAACCGATGGTGATTTGCCAGTGGTATCCGTGCTCTATGCCTGGTTCAGAACTAGTTGTCTTATGATGTTATAGCTATACTAAAACTAAGAAACTTAAACCCTGGACCGAAAAGTTCAGGGTTTTTTTTGTTGGTAAAAACTAGATGTAGAGGAGTCAGGTCTATCTCACCTACCTTGGACGTAGGAGCACGCAAGTTCGAATCTTGCCATCTAGACAGAATATAGTTCTTTGACGTATTGGTAATTTTAAAATAGCGTAGTTGGCCAATTGGTAGGCCGCCTCATTTGGGATGAGGACATAGTGCAGGTTCGAGTCCTGTCTACGCTACAACTCAAATTGACCGATATTGGGCTTTTAGGTCATTGATATCGGGTTTATAGCTCATTTAGGTTAAAAATTGAGCCATAATTTAGTTAGTTTTGAGCTAAAAACGTCTTCGTAGCTCAGTTGGTTTAGAGCACCTCACTTTTAATGAGGGAGTCACAGGTTCGAGTCCTGTCGGGGACACAAACGTATAAGTTGGTCGTGGAGGCCAGCAGGTCTGCAAAACTTGCGGAGTTGGTTCGATTCCAACCTTATACTCAAATAAACACGGATATGGTGTAACGGTAGCATAAGTGACTCCAAATCTCTTGGTCAGGGTTCGAATCCTTGTATCCGTGCTAAAATGCCCGAGTGATGGAATGGTAGACATAACGGTCTTAGAAACCGTGGCTGAAAGGCGTGAGAGTTCGAATCTCTCTTTGGGTACAATGTGTTGGCTTCAAATCCCAGTAGGGAAGTACACTTAAATAAAACACGCAACGGGGAAAGTGTCGACTTAAGAAACGGCAAGTACCTACGAAGGGACACATGCACCTTTAGCTCAGTTGGTAGAGCGCTGCCCTTACATGGCAGATGTCATAGGTTCGAGTCCTATAGGGTGTACAAAGGTTGATCGGGGAATGATCACATCAATAGTTCGAGAGTGAATACTGACTGGTGTGATCGGAGTTTGCAGGTATTCACCCAAGTAATGCCGATCGTAAAAGAGGATGTCCACTGAACCATCTTCCTCTTCCCTAACTTGCCAGTATCGCATAGCGGCAATTGCAGCTGACTGTAAATCAGCTCCCTTACGGGTTCGGTGGTTCGAGTCCACCTGCTGGCACAACAATGTCCTGTAGAATAATGGCAGTTCGCCCGACTTTGACTCGGGTCGTCCAGGTTCGAGTCCTGGCGGGACAACCAATGGCGAGATAGCTCAGAGGAAGAGCGTTCGGCTCATATCCGAAAGGTCGGGATTTCGAAACTCCCTCTCGCTACCAAGGAAGATTGACAGAGAGGTCGATTGTGGCTCCCTGCTAAGGAGTTGGTCGGGAAACCGACCCAGAGGTTCGAATCCTCTATCTTCCGCAACACGGTTTCTGTAGCTCAGTTGGTTAGAGTGCTTGATTGTGATTCAAGAGGTCGTGGGTTCGATCCCCACCAGTCACCCCAAATAGGTTACCCCACTTGTTCCGTAAGGGGTTATAAAATAAACATCGGTTAACGGAACCCATGATGGAGACCTTGCCAAGAAAGTAGGTGAAAGATGTTGTAACAATGACCTATTATTTACCTTCATAGTTCAACGGATAGAACACTTGATTACGAATCAAGAAATAGGCGTTCGAATCGCTTTGGGGGTACAATAAACCTGTTTTTGCGACAATAAACACATATTGTTTATCGTGCAAAATTTAGTTTAACGTCCTGTAGCTCATTTGGTTATTTTGCATATTGGCCCATAGTGAAACGGTTATCACGCATCCCTGATAAGGATGTATTCCCAGTTCAAATCTGGGTGGGCCAACTTTTTTGAATTTAGAACATATTTATAATCATATAATGATACAAATATGACTGTTAGTTTAAAAAAAGAGATCCTTAGATTAAGGGGTGAGAATAAAACGTATGATGAGATTAAAGACTTATTAGGTTGTTCAAAAGCGACAATTTCCTATCACTGTACTAGAAACGGTATTGGTAATAATAAACCGATTATTGATAATGAGCTAGTTAACCAAATTAACGATTATTATCTTAATCACACAATAGATGAGGTTGTTAAGCGGTTTAATATTAGTAGAAGTACTGTTATAAGATACACCGATAATAAAAGAATTAAATTATCTGATGAGGAATTACGTGAACGTAATTATAATCATGTTAAAACGTACCGACAAAAAATTAAAGAGAGGGCTGTTGAATATAAAGGGGGTGAATGTTTTAAATGTGGTTATAGTAAATGTATACGTGCGTTAGAATTTCACCACAATGACCCAAAGGAAAAGGATTTTCACTTATCATCATATAAAGTATTATCCTGGGATAAAATAAAAATCGAACTGGATAAATGTATTTTAGTTTGCTCTAATTGTCATAAAGAAATACATTTTGAGTTAGATAAAGAAAGAATTACTGATACACTAATTAAATACCAATAAATCTTTATTTATGTGGGTTTTTGCGTAGTATTATCATACTTATAAATAAAAAGTATGAGAGTAGGAATAACATTAACAATACAAAAAGAAAAATCTTTATTTTCAAACGGCCTAAGACAAAATTGTTTTATGCTTTATGATGTCTTTAAAAGAATAAAATCGGTTACCGAGATTTACATAATAAACACCAATTTTAAATTAACTGATGAAGAATTAGCTGAGATTTCTTGGGTTAAAGGTTATGATGTGATTACCTGGGGGAAAAAGATAAAAGATCAGATAGACGTTTTAATCACATTAGATTCTGTACCAGCTGAAAATGATTTATTGTATTTTAAAAGCGGGGGTAATAAAAAAATTGTTGGTTACAAAGGTGGTAACTCATTTGTTATGCATATGGAGGACGTCCTATTCTCTAGTAAATATGGTGATGACCCTAACTCACCAAAACATGGTGTAATTGCAACAGAGTTGTTTGATGAAATTTGGATGGTTCCGCAACAAGAATTCCATAATCAACAATTTTTTGAGATTGCACATAAATGTGAAGCTAAATCTGTACCATTTGTATGGTCACCAAAATTTATAGAAGAGGTTGCCGAAGTTTATATTAAAAGAGGTACAAGTCCTCATTTTGATGATAAAACTTTTGATAAATGGAAAGTAGCCACAGTCGAACCAAACCTCAGCGTTTTAAAAAATATCGTACCATTAGTCTATGCTTGTGAATATGCGTATCAAAAAAATCCAGAAATATTCCAAGAATTTAATATTACGAATTCAGGTAAAATTTTAACAAATAAAACTTTAATTGATATTGTTAAGAATTTTAAGTCACATAAGGATAAAAAAATGATTTTTGATTCAAGATATAATATCGCCCATGTACTCGTTAATTTTGCTGATTTGGTAATTTGCAATCAATGGGGAAATGCGTTGAATTACGCCTATTTAGATGTTGTTTATTTTGGGACACCTTTAGTTCACAACGCCCACCTTTGTAAAGATATTGGTTATTATTATGAAGACTTCAAACTAAAGGATGCGGGTGATTTAATTCTTAAAGCTATTGAAGAAAGAAAGTCTGATAAAGATTACACCACTAGACATCGAGAGATCTTAAAAAGGTATACAATTGAAAATGAAGAAATGATCAGCCAATACGAATTGTTACTTAATAATTTATTTGAAAAAAATGAAATCGATGGTAAAAAATATGACTGGCAAACAAATTTATTAAATTAATAAAAAAAAATTTATTTAAAATAAAAAAGGGTGGAATTTCTTCCACCCTTAATTATTTATATCCGTTTTAAGATTATTTCAAATCTGATGGATATTCAGTTACATAAGTAACAGCTTTGTTTAGAGACAATACTAAACCTTGACCAGTACCGATCATGTAGATTTGAGCAGCCTCACCTTCTTGTAATACTAAATCAACATTACCGTAAGGGTTACCATATACGGCAGCGAATTTAAGTGTTACAGTAGAAGAACCAGTGCTATTACCAGCTAAGTCCTTAACCACGAAGTGAGTTAAAGTACCAGCAACAACACCAGTTAAATCAATAACACCAGCAGTTACGATAGCAGCATCGATAACAACGATATTATTTAATTCACCTGTTACAGTTACAGTACCAGTCGCTGAACCGAAGTTACCACCGTTGTATACTGTCTTCATTGTATCTCTGTAAACTTCTGGAACAACGTTACCTGTGTGCTCACCGTTAGTGTCTACGAAGATAGTATCCTCAAGACCAACAGTAATTGTAACATTACCATTACCATCGAAAGATGTGTCAACCATAACTTCTTGGCTAGTGCCTTCGATAGTTAAAGTTTCGTCAGCTAAGTCTAATACTTGACCATTGATATCTAACTGGTTGTTAGCTGCGATCAAGTTAGCTAATGATGTATCAGCGCTTGCTCTTACAGATTCCTCAGCAGAAATTCTTGTAGTTAATGAAGTATCAGCTGAATCATTTGCAGATTCATTACCTGAGATCAATGCTACGATAGAAGCATCAGCAGAAGTTCTTACAGACTCTTCGTTAGACAATCTAGTTGTTAATGAAGTATCAGCAGATGTGTAAGCTAATTCTAAAGAAGCGTCAGCAGAAACATAAGCATCTACGATAGAAGCGTCAGCATCTTCTAAAATTGAAACCTCGTTGTTAATAAAGTTAACAATTGAAGTATCAGCGCTTGCTCTTACAGACTCTTCGTTAGACAATCTAGTTGTCAAAGAAGCGTCAGCAGAATCATTTGCGGATTCATTACCTGAGATCAATGCTACGATAGAAGCATCAGCAGAAGTTCTTACAGACTCCTCGTTAGATACTCTTGTAGTTAATGATGCGTCAGCAGCAGCTCTTACAGATTCTTCTGTAGACATTTCAGCATCAACATAGTTAACGATTGACGTATCAGCGCTTGCTCTTACAGATTCTTCTGTAGACATCTCAGTATCGATGTACTGATATAAATCATTATCCCCAGATTCTCTAGTAGCTTCTTCGTTAGACAATCTAACCTCTAAAGATGCGTCAGCAGCAGCTCTTACAGATTCTTCTGTAGACATTTCAGCGTCTAAATAAGCAACAACTGAAGTATCAGCAGAAGCTCTGTTAGACTCTTCGTTAGACAATCTAGTTTCTAATGAATCATCAGCAGAAGCGTTACCTGAGATCAATGCAACGATTGAATCGTCAGCAGACACTCTTAAAGAAGCTTCGTTTGAAACGGCAGTAATTCTAGCTTGTTCTTCATCACCAATAGCGGTAGCTAATGATGCGTCAGCACTCGTTCTTACAGACTCTTCAGTTGAAATTCTAGTAGCTAATGAGGCATCAGCTGAAGCATTAGAAGAATTAGCAGCAGAAATATCAGTAGAGATTTTAACCTCCAATGAATCATCAGCAGATTCTCTTACAGACTCTTCGTTAGACAATCTTGTTGTCAATGAAGCATCACCAGAAATTCTTCCAGACTCTTCAGCTGCAATATCGTTATCTAAAGCAGTATACATAGATAAATCAGCACTTTCTCTTACAGACTCTTCGTTAGACAATCTTGTTGTCAATGAAGCATCACCAGAAATTCTTGCAGATTCTTCTGTAGACATTTCAGCGTCAACATAAGCAACAACTGAAGTATCAGCAGATGCACGAGCAACTTCCTCAGCGGATAATCTAGCCTCTAATGAATCATCAGCAGAAGCATTACCAGAAATCAACGCTACGATAGAAGTATCAGCAGATAATCTAATAGAAGCTTCAGTTGAATCAGCAGCTGTATAAGCTGTCACGATAGATGCATCAGCACTTGTTCTTACAGACTCTTCGTTAGACAATCTAGTTGTTAATGAAGTATCAGCAGACTCTCTGTTTAATGTCTCAGCATAAACCTGATCAGTAGTGTATTGAAATAATTCATCATCTGTAGATAATCTTACAGATTCCTCAGCAGAAATTCTAGCTGTTAATGAAGCATCAGCAGAAGCATTAGAAGAATTTGCAGCTGAAATATCAGTTGAAATTTTAGTTGCTAAAGATGCGTCAGCAGAAGATCTTACAGATTCCTCAGTTGAAACTCTTGTAGTTAAAGATGCATCACCAGAAATTCTTGCGGATTCCTCAGCAGAGATTTCAGCGTCAACATAGTTAACGATTGACGTATCAGCAGAAGCTCTTGCAACCTCTTCGTTAGACAATCTTGTTGTCAATGAAGCATCAGCAACGTCAAGTACTGATTTATTGTTATCAACAACAACCATTATTGATGCATCAGCAGAAGCTCTTACAGATTCTTCTGTAGACATTTCAGCATCTAAGTAAGTTACGATAGATGTGTCAGCAGATGCTCTAGCAGTTTCCTCGGTAGATAATCTTAATTCTAATGAATCATCAGCAGAAGCATTACCTGAGATCAATGCAACGATTGAAGTGTCAGCAGAAGCTCTAGCAACTTCTTCGTTAGATACTCTTGTAGTTAATGAAGTATCAGCGCTTTCTCTTACAGATTCTTCTGTAGACATTTCAGCGTCAACGTAGTTAACGATAGATGTGTCAGCAGAAACATAAGCTAATTCTAAAGAAGCGTCAGCAGAAACATAGGCATCTACGATAGATGAATCAGCATCAGCTCTAGCAATCTCCTCAGCAGAAATTCTAGCTGTTAATGAAGCATCAGCAGAAGCGTTAGAAGAATTTGCGGCTGAAATATCAGTAGAGATTTTAACCTCTAATGAATCATCAGCGCTTTCTCTTACAGACTCTTCAGTTGAAACTCTTGTAGTTAAAGATGCGTCACCAGAAATTCTTGCAGATTCCTCAGCAGACATTTCACCATCAACGTAGTTAACGATAGATGTGTCGGCAGATGCACGAGCTACTTCTTCAGTAGATAATCTTAATTCTAATGAATCGTCAGCAGATGCGTTTGCAGAGATAACAGCTACGATAGAAGTATCGGCAGAAGCTCTTGCAACCTCTTCAGCAGAGATTCTTGCGGTTAATGAAGCGTCAGCTGAATCATTAGCTAATTCGTTAGCTGAAATAACAGCTTCGATAGAAGTGTCGGCACTTGCTCTAGCTACTTCTTCAGCAGAAACTCTAGTTGACAACGATGAGTCAGCTGCGGTAACAACAGACGCCAACGACACGTCAACACTTTCCAAGTACTCAAAGTTACCATCTAACTGTGTGAAACTTAATGCTTGGTTAAGGTTTTTTCTTAAATTTAAATTTGCCATTTTTTTGACTTGTTTTTTTTTGTTATTATTATTTTAATTATTAGAGCCTTTAATTTTGTTCGGAATTAGGTATGTATTTGGAGTTTATGAAGTTATCAATGAATTGTTTTTTTTGTTCGTCACCTAAATTATACCAGACATAAACAGCTGAACCCTTCATTGCTTCTAATTCCTCGTTTAATAGATTAATGCGTTTTTTGATAATTTCTAAATGATTTGAATTTATTTCAAACCCGCCAATACCCAATTCTTTACATATCTTAAGTAGCTCAAGTATGTCCGTTTCATCAAACGCTTTAGTCGCTCTTTCAAAAAGTCTAGCCAAAACCTCACGTTCTTCTTCAGTCTTATCTAGATTTTTATCAGGATGTGTCTTAATAACGATTTGCCTGTATACCTTTTTAATATCCTCTGGCATGTTGTTGTTCAACGAGATTTCTTTTTCATCACCAACTCCATCATCTGGTAATGACGGTAATTCGTTTCTTTTTAAGTTTTTTTCACGGGCAATTTCATCAATGTGATTTAGAAATTCCGACAGATACTCTTCATTTATAGCATCTACCATCGTTATTTCGTCTTCTACAGCGACAATCTTACTCACCAAACTTTTAAGTTCCAAATCCTTTAAACTCATACATAACAAAAGGCCATATATAAATACTTTGGTTTGTCGGTAAATGTCGGTAAAGGGGGAAAATTTTTTACTTTTTTTTATAATATTTATTGTTATAACAATTTAATAACATGAAAAAGAAAAGTTTAAACGAAGAAGTTACTAGGATACAGGAAATGATGGGCGTTAAACACATCAGCCCGAGCGGTAAAGAAACGAATATGTCACCTGATGACGATGATTATGAAATTAATTATGGTAAAAACGCTATCGAAGAAATATCCCCTTCAGATATTGTTGGTTCAATGAGAGAAGAGGAAGCTGATGAGAACACTGAAGTTCTTAATAAATTCAAAGATCAATACGGTGATAAAAAGGGTGAAGAAGTTTATTACGCAACCGCTAATAAACAAGATAGAGATCCAGAAACATTTGAGAAAAATGAGGCGTTTGACCCTAGTGACAGCGATGGTGACGGCCTTTCAGATTGTTGTGGCGCACCAATTGTTATGCATGACATATGTTCTGAATGTGGTGAGCATTGTGAGGCTGAAGAAGAAATAGATGAGAATATTAGTAAATCAACCGCTATTTTGAATAGACCATCCAACAGGATGACTTTCGAACAGATGGGTATGATTATGGTTCTTGCAGATGAATTGGGCGGGGAAGAAAACGCTAAAGCCAACGAGTTTGTTTCTGGTGTTGTTACGAAGATGAAGGCTGATGAATATATTAAAGAACTTATAGCTAAAATTGATGATGAACAAGAAACACCCAAAGATATGCCTGGCTTTGAGGGTACAACTGACGCATTAGATGGTTTAGGTATTAGAGAAGGAGTTGACGAGGAGTCAGCGATCGGTGGTTGGGATCTTGCCATGGAAGATGCAATGGTTGGTTCTGATAATAGAGTTGATTACCTTGAAAACGCTTTAGGGGGTGTTTGGAATATGGGTCGTGGTAATAATAAAATTGATTTAAAATCCATGGCTCAATCATTAATCGATGATTTGTTTGGTAATGATGATACCGAGACATCTAAAGACATACCTGGTTTTGAAGATACGACTGATGCATTAGACGATTTAGGAATTAGAGAAGAGGTGGAATCATTTATGAAAATGAGAGCTGGTAAAGATGGTAAAGTGTATGAGGGTAGACCTGGATTCAAACAAGAAAATTTTTATAATACACAATCTGAAGCCCTACAATCAGCTGAAGAATACGCTAAACATAAAGGTTTCGATGTTAACTGGGAAAGTATTACACCGCAACACGTTGCATATGAGAAAACGGTTCAATATCACGTTGAAATATTAAAAGACGGTAAACCGCTTAAAAAAATGTTACAAATCTCATTATATAGAATGCCTTCTGGAAAATATGAATTAACTAATTATATTATGTAATGGAATTGAACGAACAAATATCTAGAATCAAAGAGGTTATGGGTTTAAATGAAGATGGTGAATCTTCAGGAACGTCACAAAACCCAACAGGTGCCGCAAAGAAAAAATGGGAGACTGGTATTAATAGGAGTGGCCCTGCCGCACCTATCGGAAACGCACCATCACCAATAAGAACAACACACGGTAAAGCCAATCCAATAGAGTTGGGTGAAGCGGATGATAAAGAAGAATCTTTGGAAGATTTTTCTGAAAAAAGAATGGGTGGTGCCGAAAAGATAGTTGATAACGCCAAAGAAAAAGGTGGGGTTGCGATGTTAACCTATCACCATTTTGAGGTTAAGTTACCATATTATGAAAAAGCTTCTAAAGGTGAATTAGATTTTGAAGATGTTAAAAAAGAATATAAAGAATTGTTAGAACAACTTTATTCAGCGACAAAAGGGGATATGGATATAGAACAAATAGCTTTTCAAGAGCTAGTCGGTAAGATAGAGGTTCTAGGGGAATTATTAATAGAAAAAGAAAAAGGGGTTTAAAAACCCCTTTTTTAATATCAATTATTTTTTAATTAGTTCCAGTAAACCCAATCATTTTCGACTCTATAGGTATTAGAATTTGGTGTCATGGTTGAATCATCAAATGTAGCTGTAATCATAAACCACGTGTAAGTACCATTACCATCATTATGTCTAGCAAGAAACCTATCTTTGACACCTCTTGTATTAAAACTAAAATTAGTTTTATCAGTTAGTATAGAATTAACTAATGTCAAATTAAAATCATATAAATTGATTTGGATATTTCCAGTATTCGGGTCTTCAAAGACATACATGAAATGATTTTTACCCATTCTAACATTAAAATCGCTGTTCTGTGGTAAAGTACCAGTAACATATGCTGCGGGTTTTAAAACAATGGCATCGTATGTTGATGCGTCAAATAATAAAATCGAAGTATCCCCCTTTCTTTCAGATGGCAACACTTCGTAGTAAAAAGTAGCTGTGTAATCATTACTACCATACCAGTTACCGACAGTAACAATTTCATCGGTGGTTGTGTTAATCTGATATAAGACGTTTTCATATTTTGCGGCAAAAATATCCCATCCAACGTATGTTTGTACGTTATACTGTGTAGTCCCAGTAATAGTCAATGAGTCTGCTACAGTAGCAGTATTTCCAAAATATTTAAGCGCCATTCCAGTACCATCACTTGCGGTATAAGCTATAAGGCATGATTTATTTCCAAAACTGCGCATGTACGGATTATAAAAATCTGTTAGTAAACCTACTGTTGTAATATCAAGCCCATCAGCTTCGGTAATAGATAATACTTGAAGATCTGTGTTATTAGTAGTACAAATCGCATAATAGTTATTTGTTAAACCGTTATCATTGAATAAAATACCTTTTTCATTTCCAACACCACCGTTTGCAAATACATATGTGGTTAAGCTAGTATGCCATGACATTTGATAGATAATATCAAAATATGCATATAGATCCATTGAACCGTTCCATGAAGAATTAGTAGAAAAAGAGAAAAGAACAGAGTCTCTACCTACAGTACTTAATCTATCATTGGAATTTGCAATTATATTAAAATTAGGATAATTAGCGCCCTTTACATGTGATGCAGAACTAAGTATATCAGTTGTACCATTATAAGTATAAATCCTATAGTCTACATCTGCGTCATCCCAGTTATGAATAACCATAGCAAATTTGTTAATGCTACAATTGTTAAAATTGATAGCAGTATAATTCATCACTGACTCATCTACTTTAAAGAACGCAGTTAAATCAACTGAATGTAATAGGGTATTATCAGATATTTTTCTAATTTTAAAATCTTGATACACACCACCTACTGATTTTTTAAATATTACATAATAGTCAGCTTGATCATAAAGTCTAACCTCGTAAATATCATCTAAATTAGAATACTCCATGATAGTTACATCGGTTCCACCGTGTAACTTTTTAATAACCGCACTACCATCAAGATAAAAAACCCTAAACATGAATGTACCGTTAGATGAAGCTGAATCTGAATCGTATATAACTTCAGTATAATCTAGATTGGTGTCATCGTATGTATATTGATAAACATTTAGCCCGTCAAAATACCAAACCACACCGCTATATCTTACAGTCATAACTTTACCTTCGTGTACATCATAATTAATATTACCAGGAGTAGTTATAGTCTGAACAATATTATTCGCAGCATCTAGAAATAATATTTTGTATTCACCAGTATCATTACTACTAAATAAGCACATATAACCTGATTCATTCAATGGATAATTATCTTGACGAACCCATTCATTAGATGAAAAACCAAGAGGTTTTAACGTTAATGTGTTGTTAGTATAATTAAGTGTAGCAAAGGCCCACTGTGAAGTTTCATCTTCCGTATTATAAAGAACGGAATAGGTTTGAATACCTGAAACAAAATCGGTATTCGGATTTGAGCTACTCCAGTAACCTTGGGAAGTTAACCAATCCCTTGCATCACTTAATGTGGTAAAATTACCTGGTGAGTTTGGTAACCTATTAATTAAATTAATAAAACTATTATCCGTCAGATCAGTCGATCTCCAGAACGTTGGGGTTGTTTCTGTTACAACGCCAGTACCACTCCCAGTTGCTCTACCAATTAAACCAGAAGTATTTGTATCACCAATAATAACATATCCAGTTGATTCGTCAACACCAGCTACCCAGCTACCCTCAAGGTAATTTATTGTGTCACCTGTGGCAACAACAATATTACCACTTACCGTACCACCCTCAACAGTTGATTCGGTACCTATTTTTAATCTAACATCTTTTTTCATTTTATAATCTTTTTTATGAAATCGTTACTGTAATTGTTATAGGGTCTACCGTGTTAAAATGATCAAGTGAAGGTGTTAAAACACTAACAGCACCTAGTGGGGCTGATTGAGACTCACCATTAACAACGAATTTACTATCGTAGAAGTAAACGGGTTCCTGACCAACCTGATCTGGGTAACCAGTTTGGAATGCACGATTAGTGAAAGTATATGTTACGGAATCAGAACCTTGTGTTAAAGTTAAAGTACCTGAATTACCTATTAATTGGTCTAATTTTACAGACGAATCATTACCCAAGCTATCTCTAGAATTGATATATAATTGGTATTCATATTCACCGTCATTAGTACCAACTAAATTTGGGTTTGTTACGGATTGTCCACCTGGCCCACCAACAACTGGGTGTGCTGGGAATGAAATAAACCCATCTAAGGGTGCTGGTGAATACTGTGTTGATAACATATAATCACCTAACGTGTAATTACCACCACCACCATCACCATCGCTGTAATCATTTGAAATAATGAATCTGTCTTGCGTGGTTAACCAATTTCGTGCTTCAGTACTAGATGAGATATTACCAGGGGAACCAGGTATCCTATTAACCAATTCGATAAGGTCTTCGTTGGTTAGCCCGTTAGCTTTCCAAAATGTTGGAACCATTTCAGTAACAACACCAGTACCGCCACCAGTAGTCCTACCGATTAAACCAGAGGTATCAGTATCACCGATAATAACATAACCATCGGAATCATCAACACCACCAACCCAAGATCCTTCATTATATGATACGGTGTCACCCGTAACCAAAGCAACGTTACCCAATAATTTGGCACCGTCAATTGCGGTTTCACCACTTAATTTAATTCTTACGTCTTTACTCATCTCATTTAATTATTTAAAAAACTTTTTATATCGTATCGTTCAACTCGCTCAGCTGCATCAATTAACGCATCAAAGACATCTTCAAGCTCACCCAATGGCATAACCGCTTTATCTAATAAATCATTAAGGTCACTCAATTTCTGGACGTTATCTGGTAAATCCATATAATCGTACATTTCAACAATATCATAGAACTTATTGAATTGACCCTCGATGTGTTTTTTTGAGCTTTTTAATTTATCCAAACTAACCTTAGCACCATTAATGTCATCTAAAACATCATTCATTGTTAAATTCATAATCATACCACCATACTTTTGTATGACAGCTTTACTCATATTAACAGTTTTGTCGGCCTCAGCTATAAACTGATCTATTTTTTCGGGGGAATATTCTATACCCTCTTTAAGGCCCATCATTTTTCTAATCTGGGTTATCTCTTCTTTTAAAACTTCTTTTTTCATTTCTTTTATAACTTAAAGTTTACTGATTCCAATCAGGATAAATTTCAAAATTCTTTGTATCTGTGTCCATTAATCTAATAACTCTTGTATTAAAAACATATTCATCATCGTCAGTATAAAACGTTGTTGAGAATATGTGGTATTCGCCTTCAGATAACTCTGTTCTACCGTTAGACCAACCACCCATATCATCGATAGCCTGACCAATTGCAGCCCATGGCGATCCGATCCAAGGGTTACTCGCTTCAATCTGTAATACGACTCTATCGTTGTAGAATTCACCAACGACATCAACCCCACCAGAGTTTGATCCCGTACATTCGAAGGACTCATTACCAGATATTCTTCTGTATGATGATCCGTTCATGGTTAGTCTCCAGGACCCACCATTAGCTCTAAAAATAACTCTAGTATCTTTCATATTAATTATTGTTTTTCCAGTTATTACTGTCAAATGGGTCTATATTTGAACTTAATAAATATTTTTTTGTAATAATTTTAAAATTTTTAGGGTTTAGATCCATGTCCTTTAAATCAATTTTACAGTAATATAATATTGATGCCTTATCCATGTCTGAATCATACTCCCAACCGTTATAAATTTTACCGTCTTCGTTGTTAACAGCAAAGTGTGTGTATGTTGGGTCTATTTCATAGCTACCTTCTTCTAAAGATTCATAAACTAAATCACATTCAACCGATTTTTTAATGACATCGTAAGTCTCGTTTAATTGAACAGTCTTTGGTGCGTGTGATCTAAATGAATTAATAATTTTTTCATAGTTATTACAAATATCTTTTTCGAGTTCTTTTGGATCGGTGTATTCTTTGAAGCCACCTTCTGGGTAACCACCACCCTGTAACACAACATTACCTCCTTTATCGAATAACATATTATCACCAGCCGATATTAAACCGAACTTCTCAAAATAACCTGGCATTAATTTACCTCTACTGGTTATAATACCAACAGTATCTTCGTTGGCGTCATCGCCACCCTCATTTGCTTTCTCAAGATATAAACCTTCACTATCAACGTATTCATCCCAAAGATCTTTTAATTGTTCTTTGCTAGGGGTAATCCTCTCACCATCACTAACAATACATTTGTTTCTACCATCAACATAAACAACACCCTCAAACTCAAGTGATTCTATTTCATGTCCGTTTAATGTTTTATAAAACATATCCTCAAAGTTAGTGGATTCATCCCCATAAGAATTTTCACCGCTTTGATAATCGTTTACGCTTACAGGACCTTCGTTAAGACCCATCATCTTGCGCATTTTAGCTATTTCTTCGTTTAATAAAGGTTTTTTCATGATATATGCTTTTTTATATATAATCGCAATTATATGCTTTTTTACATATAAATACTTGAAACTTTCATAAAATCACGTATATTTATTGGAGACCTTGTGATTGGGTTCCATGCGTACTAGATGCGTTTGAGTTGGAATTGATACCAACGATATGGACACCAAATACAAAAAAAATATAAGGAAAATGTTATACACGTACATTAATACTGTACCTGCGCCAAGTGCGTTCATCACAGTAAACAAGCAAAGACTCCGTCAAAACGGAAAGCAGGTCTACATGAAAGACCAAACAGAGTTCGAGATCGAACTTTACAATCCCACAAAAGAAAAAATAATGGCAATGATCGATTTGAATGGTAAGCCCATTTCAAGTTCGGGTATCATCTTAAAACCAGGTCAACGAGTATTCCTTGAAAGATTTCTGGATGATGAGAAAAAATTCCTTTATGAAACTTACGTGGTTGATAATAATAAAGAAACCAAAGAAGCCATCGCTGAGAACGGAAAGGTTACGGTTAAATTCCACAAAGAATCAAAACCAAGACCAAGAAGTTTAAGCTACGGCACCATCTTTAACGGTTCATCTGGATTTGGTTGGAGTGAAGTCACTTACACAAACTACAACACCCCAGTAACATGTGATACATCTGATGTTATAGGTACTCATAATACTTTCTTAACAAATAGTGTTAATTTTGCCAATATGAAAGAAACGGGTGCTGTTGAACAAGGTGGTAAAAGTAATCAAGAGCTAAGATCAGCCAACGGAGACTTTGAATGGTTCCACACATGGATAGATGAGTGGCAAATCATGCCATATAATCAACAACCAAAAACAGCTAAGGATCTGGTTGAAAGATGTGTTAAATGCAACACAAAAATAAAGTCAAATTATAAGTTCTGCCCTGAGTGTGGTCAAGAAGCCTCAACAAAAGATATAACGGAAGGTTTTTTAAATTCTATGTCAAAAGAGGAACTTATTAAAATGATTATAGATAAAATGTAAAATAAAATTCACAAGGTCATTAAATCCCGCTTTTGGCGGGATTTTTTTATTAGTTTTGGTGATATATATAATAAAGCCCCAGAGATCATGACAAACGAAGAATTTACCGAAGAAATCCTTTTCGAGGCTCACACGGAAGGATTTATTGATGAATTAAGAACTTACATCAATAATTTACCAATAATTGATCAGAAGCTACCTTTTAATGAAAAGGTTCAGATCGCTTATAAAATTTTAATGGATAAAAGAGGGGAAGAGGGATTATCATAAGATAGTAACTATTTATAAATGAAATGAATTCTTACGTATCAGGAAATACAATTTTTAATTCGCTTTTGGATAAACATCCAGATATTAGATTTGAATTATACCCAACCGAAAAAGCGAAAAGGGTTTACCTTACGGGTTTTATCGTACCAATCTCAATGAGGAATGGCGGTGCTGGTAGCGCATTCATGGAGGATCTTATTGCGTTGGCTGATAAAGATGGGTGGATGATAACACTTTCACCATCAAATAGTTATGGTGGAAATGTGTCGAGACTAAAAGAATTTTATAAAAGATTTGGTTTTGTTGAAAACAAGGGAGCCAATAGAGATTTTACACACAAAGAAGATATGTACAGATCACCAAAAGGTTCGTTGAATGAAGAAATAACGAAGATGAAAAACACGATGGGGCTTGGTGAAGCCAATTCAAAATACACTGTCGATATGGCACCAGAAGAATTAATTAGAAGGGTTCCCTTTTTAAGACACTTCAAGAATTATTCTGATGACACCAGATTAAAATTCCAACACATGACCTATAATGAGAATGTGGAGTTATATAACCCTGACGGTGAACCAATCTTATTTAAACAATTTAATCTTTCATCTGAGTTCAACTACAGCGTTGTGGATATGTATGATGGCCGTCACAGGTTCATGTTATCCCTTAAACACCAAACCTGGCTTATGCCACCAGAAATTAAGGAGCCAGAACAAGCGCTATTATATAGAGTTATGACAATGGCGATGACAAAACAGATGGAATCGTTTGATTACACTTACGATGAGGTGTTGGAACAAGAAACATTAACCAAAGAACAATGGAACGAGATCATCAACAACATAAATAAATCTTTCATTGAGTTGGAAGAATACTTGGATGATGTTTTACCAGTTGAGTTGGATTCTCATTTGGGGGAGGGCGAAGTTCTTGATGAAGAAAAAAAGAAAGCGGATCGTTGTCTTAGAATAGCGAGAAGAAAATACGACAAACCATCGGCATATAGATCTGGTGCGATTGTGAGATGTCGCAAGGGAAAAATCTGGAAGGATCTTAAGGAAGAAGATGTTAATGACGCCCCAGAGGACGTTAAGACTTTGATCTATAAGGCGCACGATGCAATCACAAGAAGAAAGGGCAAAGATTACGCCCCAGACGTTCATGAGTTGCAAGCGTGGATAAACGATCACCTTGAGAGCGAGGAAGGGTTGGAAGAGGCTAAGAAAACAGACTACTCAAAGGAGAAGAAGGACGGATTGCACGGATGGTTCTCCAGAAGAGGTGGTGGTGGAAGCAAAGGATGGGTTGATTGCAACACATGTACAACCGTTGGCGGAAAAAAGAAATGCAAAGCCTGTGGAAGAAAAGATGGTGAGAAGAGATCTAAGTATCCATCATGCAGACCAACTCCAGCATCATGCGGAACACCAGGAAAAGGAAAAAAATGGGGCAAGACAAAAGAAGAGTCTTACGATATTATGAATGAAGAAGAACAAAAGGAAAAGAAAAGAATCGCATTATTATTCATTGTGATTGATAACAAGGTATTGTTATTTAAGAGAAGCCCAGAGGAAACAACAAACCCTGGCAAATACGGAATGCTTGGCGGTCACATAGAAAAGGGTGAGACCCCAGAAGAGGCGTTAAGAAGAGAAGTTAAAGAAGAGGCTGGCGTTGAAGTTGGCGCATTCAAGAAATTAAAGGTATATGAATTGGATGAGGTTCAATTAAATGTGTTCTATACGAATGAATTTGACGTGGATAATGTTAAACTGGATAAGAAGGAGCATACCGCAAAGAAATTCTTCACACTGGAAGAATTGGATGAGATGTCACCAGAAGAATGCATTGACACCAATAAAGGTATTGCCAGAGATTATAACAAGAAAGCGCAAGAGGATAAACAACTCAATGAAACGTTATTAAGAATGAAATCAATCATTAATAGATAATACATGTTGTTCAATGAACAAATATCGAAAATGAAGACAATGATGGGGATCTCCGAAGAGATGATAGAGATACCTGATGATAGTAGTTTAATGAATTTCTTTCATGGCGGTGACTTAGATGAAATCAAATACGATATACAACAAAAAACCGACAGACAACAATATGGTTCTGGTTTATACCTAACAACATATTATGATGTTGCAAAAAAATATGCCAAGGGCAATAGGAAGATGTATTTGGTTTCGGTTCAAAAGGGTGTGGATATAAATGATAAGAAGATCGATATAGAATCTTTAATGCAATTCCTTAACCAAAACTTCCCCAAAAAAACAGCACAGGATATACTTAATTTAACCAATTACAGAATACACAATGATGGTATACCGTTATATTTGGTAAATAACATATTAATAAACCATAATTACCTTAAAGGCCCCAAGTCATTTGCATGGAGAACGTTCCTGGTTGGTTTGGGTGTTGATTACGAGATTGTGGATAACGCTTTTGGTTACGGTGACACAATGATGGTTTTATATAACCCGAGTTTAATAAAGAATGTTAAACGAATCCAACCAAAAGACACACTACCCACATACGATTTAGCAAAAAAATAATTTACAGGAAATTATTAATGGTACTCTCCGCCCATGGGGCGGTACGGGCCGTCATTGCCCCATATGATCCACCACGTTTTTCTTAACCTTCGAGATCATTTTAAGCATCTTTGTATTATCGGATTTAATAACAACGGTTTTTTCAACTGGTGGTGAAGGCATCTCCATTCTGGCAACCTTGGGTTGGTTCTCATCGCCATACTCTTCCACATAGACAGGTCTGTATTCTTTTCTCTCATATACGGTTTGAGTCGATAAAACCTTCCCATTCTCAGACTTTGCAACCGATTCAATATTGGAAAGAAGATCCATGATCTCTTTCTCCCTTGTCACAAACTTATCGGTGCAAGCCATCTGGTCATTGAGTATCCTGTCGTTAAGATCATTCACTCGTTGTGTAAGTGTTTGAATTTCAGTACGTTGGTTCTCCACCTTAACCTTTAGCTCTTCGGTGTCATGAGTTAATGAATCGATAACCTTCGGCCCCACGCTTATGAAAGTGATGGAAAGCAATAAGAATACAAGAGCAAGCAGACGCTGGCCCATGGATAACTTTGAGAGGATCTCTGAGATGTACTTGAACATAACTTTGGTTTAGATATAAATATAAGGTTGTGGTTTTATATGTTTAGCTGAACATCCCAGATGCCATTCTATACCAGTCTTTGAAATATGTTTTTAGATAGAATTTCATAGCACCCTTTACTAAATCAGGTCTTTGAGGGTCATTTTTTTCCATATGGTCCCATTCATTGCTAACAGCCTCGTCAGCAGCGCTCTCTAAAGCATCATACATACCGAAGGTAAATTCCGTTGGTTCGTTAAGTTTATCGTGAATCATTCTACTGGTAGTGTCAAAAAGTTCATCTTCCGAATCCTCTTCGTAATCCCTTTCATCTTCAGAATCATTGTAGGTGTCTCTATTGGAAGCATCCATATCCCACATCTCACCTTCATTAAGGCCCATCATTTTGCGAATTTTTGAGATCTCCTCATTTAAAATATTCTTTTTCATAACAATATATTTTTATAATAAATACATGATTATCGTGTAAATGACCGATATTTTTGCTTATTAAAAAGATTTTTTTTATAATTGTGATTATTGATTTTATATTATGGGTTATATTAGAAAAGTTGGTTATGTTAGAAAAGAGAAATCAACAGTATGCGAAAAGTGCGGTGAGACGGATAAGAGTAAACTTATGGCGTATACACCGATTTGTCGTGGTTGTAAATATAGGGGGACAAAAGGTCCTAAAAAAGAACTGATGATAAAAATTAACGTCCCAGATGATGTTGAGGACCCAAAAGATTTCTATAAAAAAGAATGGCAGAGATTATACTACCAACTCAACAAAGAAAGATATAAAACCAGAAAACGTGTTAGAACACTTAAGAAGTATTGTGGTTTGTTAAATAGGGATATTGATGAATATCTAAAAAATGACCCATCTTATGATGAAATTAAACTTATAAATGAAAATTTAATAAGAGAATATCACAAACAAAAGTACGACCAAAAAAAGGTATCGAAAGTTATTTTAGAACCAGATTATTATACGAATCAGTTTAAGAATAAAATTGATAAACTATATGGTGGTAATATCATACTTATTGGTGAATATAAGAATAGGAACACAAAAACTATATTAAGTTGCAAGGAACATGGTAATGAGATAATTGTTAGCCCAGAAGATTTACCAAAAAAACCATGTCCAATTTGTTTAAGGGATGAATACACAACAAATTTTAAAAGGAAACTTAATAACTGTTATGGCGACCAAATAACACTCATAGGTGAGTATAAGAACCAAAACACAAAAACTATATTAAGTTGCAAGGAGCATGGTGAATTTGAGACAATACCATCTAATTTACCCCGTTATAAATATCCATGTCCATCTTGTAGAATAGAATACGGGTTTGTACAATCCAAACCAGAGCGAGGTGTTGTATCATTTGGTTTAAACAATGACGAGCTAATACAAAAATCGATTGATCTTTTTGGCGACAAGTATGACTATAGTAAATTTAACTACACAAATAAAAAAAATAAAATTGTTTTTATTTGCAAGGAGCATGGTGAATTTGAACAGACTTACCAATCCCACATTAAGGGATTCCAGGGGTGTAAACAATGTCCTAAGCACGATAAAACCGTTTTTAGTAAAGAAATGCTGGGTCATAAGTTATATCTTAATTTAAGGGACCATATAACTCGTTCTTTAAAAGAACTGGGTGTGGAATATAAGAAATATGACCCTAATTATTCCTCCATAAAAATATGTGGTCTTAAAAAGGAAGATTTTATCGATTATGTGGAGAGTAAAATGGAACCTTGGATGACCTGGTCTAACTATGGCCTACATAATGGACAGCTTAACTATGGATGGGATTTGGATCATATAATACCCAGAAGCACGGTAAAGACCATGGATGACTTTTATAGGGTGTATCATTACACTAACATACGACCACTTTGTTCACATACAAACAGGGATCTTAAAAGGGGTGAAATTTTGGAATAAAATTTTCCCCAGAAATTTTTTTGGAAAACGATTTAAAAATAAACATAGGGTCATGTTTTGGAAATGATATATAAAAAAATTGGGGGCCTGAAATTTTGGAATAAAATTTTCCCCAGAAATTTTTTTGGAAAGGGTTCATTTTTGGGTCTGAGCCCCTCTTTTGGGGGGTGTTACGGGGGGTATAGGGGGGCATACCAACGGGGGGAGGGGTATATTGCCTATTTGCCCACCAAATGCCGTTTCTAGGGACTTTTGCCCACAAAGTAAGGTATTGCCATATCTTTATATATTAAAC